GCTTGCCACATAAAACTACCTCTAGTTACATTGGCAACATTACGCATCTCTTCGTTGTAATCTATTTGCGCGTATATCTTAGTTAAGTTAAATAAACTATTTTTAGTTTCATCTCTAAAAGCGTGTTGCTCTGTTCTTGGAAACTGCCTATAGTATTCATTTAAACTATCGCTATCACCTTTTAATCCATCAACTTCGTTTTCCCAGTGTTCGATAACCCCTGTTTCAACTGGGACATTATCAACTCCGAGGACTTTATCTTTTGGCGTTGTGAATACAGGAAGTCCAAAAGAATCCATGAATCCTTCGTAGTTCCATTCCATAGGTATGAACAAAGAGTAGAGTCCAGAAGATGTCTGTCCATTTCTATTTCTTTTTGTAACGTCTGAAGCGTAGTAAAGTTTTTTGAAGTTTTCTCCACCTTTGTCTAAAGCATTTGATGTTGAGCCCATCATACATTTACCTACTATCCTTGATCCTAGCCTTAATGTAGTTTTTGTAACTCTCCAGTTGTTTAATATATTATCAGGTCGTTCCCATTTACCACTTTCATCATGTGCTAATAGTTTTAGCTTTTCACCATCATAAGAGTTATCACCTGTATTTTTCCAGTCAATAGTTGTATCAAGACCTTGTATGTCTAAAGACTTAATATTCTCTTCAAGTTTTCTTCTAGTAAGTTTCGATGCCGGAACACGATATGCCAGTTCAGTCTTTGGCCGGTCCATACCATCTTGTATTGGCTTGAAGAAAAACGGATAGTTAACGGATATTGGTACAACTTTATCTGTAAACATTTTCTTTGCATCAGCTCCTGTTTTGGAGAGTATACCAAATCTTGAATCACTTGAGATCGTTGCCAAGTTAACAAGTTCTGCTGATGACATAAAGGAGAAACCAGACCGTCTGTTTTTAAGGTAGCACATCCCGTAACACCTGTTATCTGCTTTACAAGCTTCCCAGAATATAAAGAATAATCTGTTTGCTTCTCTATAATCGGGTGCACCAACATCGATCTTTGACCACTGCAAGTACATGTAATGAGTACCAGTAATATAAGTGCTATTGCCGTTGTTACTAAACCAAAAACCAGTTTCACGTCTTCTAAATTCTTCATCTATATAATCGTACCACTTTTCTTTAAAATCTGTAGGATATTCTTCCCAGTCAAATCTAGTTTTTATCCTTTGTAATTCTTTTGGGTATTCAAATTTTTCCCAGTATTGTTTCTTTTTATCTTCGCTTCGTTTATAGCATTCATCTTCTGCTGGTAAAGCAATACGTAAGTTTTGTATTTCAATGACCTGTCCAATTTTACCTGTTTTACTTATACAAACAAAATCATATTCTTTATTGTAACCATACTCCCATTTCTTATACCTATTTTGTTTTTTAAGGTATTTAGGATTTATAACATCTTTTACTTCTTTCCAAAGCGTTTGCTCGTAACTCACTTGCTCCTCCCTTCAGCAAAACCTTTAAAACTTCTTTCTTCTTTCTTTTCTACAGTTTTACCAGTTAATATAGCTTCTTCTTCTTCAATACGTTGTAGTATTTCAAAAGCATCCATAATACAAAGCTTTTTTGTTGCTGCTGCATTTTTAAGGCGGTCTGCAGATACATCATCATCAGTGTGTGTGATGATTTTCTCTTCAGCCACTTTAATTAACTCATCAACTGCTTTTCGCCCAGCTTGGATTATATTCTTCCTCGTTTCCTTCGTATTCATGGGTTATAGCTATATCATTAGATTTCATACAATAAAGTCGCTCACCTTCTATAATAAACTCAAACTCTGAGTATGGTGTAAACACCACAAGCGCTCCAGGATTTAATCCTACGCGTTCTAACGACTTATTAGAGTATTTTAGTATACCAAAATGCTCTTTTTCTTTTTTGTTTATTAGAGTGTTTATTTCTTTTATTGGTGAAACAAAACAATACTCTAAATGTGGTTTAAGGTTGTACATATATATTTGTTCAGGGTATGCAAAGTATAAATCATCTTTAAAAAATGTAGCAGAGTTTTTCTCATTGCCACGCATATCATACCACCGTCTAAATATATTATGATGAACATATACTTCATCACCTACTTTTATATCGGTATCAAAAGCTGCAGGAGTAGAAACAACTACAGCTTTTTTACTAACAAATCTGTGATCTTCAATATTAGTATTAATGATAAGTGTTTTATCATCTACTTTTCTTATGTTATCATACCTTTCTTCCTTTGGTTTGATAATAAATGAATATAAGCTTTTCATTAATAATTTAAATCGTACTCTACAGAAACTGCCATATTGCGATTAAACTTTTTCCAAGGTAATACTTCCTTGTTTTTAGTTATGTAAATATTATATGAATGATCTTTGTCACTAAATAATATATCGCAAATATTATGCCCACCATATACTTCTTGACCTACAGAATAATGCATTGCATCGTTCTTATAGTCAGATCCAATACTGATTTTACGTATTACATTAGACATGACTTACCGCTACTTCTTCTTCCTCTTCTTCTTTTATTTCTGTATAAGTACCATCTTCTAAATTAATATTGATAGCACCATATTTTTCTTCAAGCTTACTTTTAAATTCTTCTACATCTTGATTAACACCTGCTAACTCGTGTAATAAACCGTGTTTTTGGCTTTCTAAATAACCTAGTTGGTGTAGTATTGAATTTATTTTCTCTTGTTGATCTTTTATTGTTTTAAGTTCTTCTTCTTTTACTTTCATTTGATTAAATTAAATTGATTTGATTTTTTACTCAGGATCTTCCGGTGTCCACTCTGGAGTAGCTAGTAAAGCTAATATACCAGCATGGTCGTAAGTCTGAACAGGCACCAACGAACCATTAGTAATAAAGCTTGGCTCTACCTGATAAGACAAAACACCCTGCGTGTTAGCCACGTTTCTTCTCATAGTTTGAGCAGAAGACTGATTTACTTGACTGAACAAAACAGCGTTTGTATCAGACAAGTTTATTACTGCATAAGTTGTTGCCATTGTTTAATTGTTATTTGTTAATTACTTGTTATTTATATATTTACTTATTTTAAAATCTTTTTACTATGAAGGTACACTAGTTTCTCTATCTGCATAATCCATATTCACTGAAAAGCTATTATTGCTAGAATTAGGTGCATTACCGGTTAGGTTTGCATCTATAGCCATATTAGTAGAAGTTCCGTTACCAGTTGAATTAGGAGCGTTACCTATAAGTGCATTAGCATCCATACCAGAGCTAGTACCGTTGTTAGTGCCTACTAAATCTGGGCATATATAGTTAGCTCCATTAAAATAGCTATCACTACCTAAACTCCACCAAGCTATTGGGCTAGGATTAAAATTAGATAAATTGCCAGGTACACCACTATTATATAGTTTCATAACTTCTGTAGATGTTAGTTCTTCATTGAATACAGATATATTTGACATCTTACCATTTAAGTGTCTATTACCAAAACTTCTACCAATTTTAAAGGGTGCTGCCGTGTTTGTCATAGCTACATAAGTACCATTTACAAAGGTTGAAGTAGTCATTTCATCTCCATTTAAATATATTTTTAAACCGCTTACACTTGCACTACCATCATAAGTAAAAGTTAAATTTATCCAACTTCCTTCATAACTTGTTAAAGTTGCAGTAGAACCTACAAAAATATAATTAGAACCACTTACATCACCTTCACTATAAAGACCAAAATATATTTGTTCACTTGAAATATGTGCAGAATATTCATACAAAGTAGGTGAAATATTTGATTTTGAAAATAAGGAACTATTTGTTACGTCATCAAAATTAACCCAAGTTGAAACACTAAATGCAGAATCTGTAGAACTATTTCCAAAACTAAATGTATCTGAATCTCCACAATCTATATAATCATCTGTTCCATCAAAATTTAAACTATAGCTATTGTACGGTACTTGGCGAGTAAGGGTGGATGTAACTAAATTAGCTGAAGTCATACCTGAACTTTCACCGTTTAATGCAGAAACATTGTTATTAACAAGATTTTGTTCTGTCATTCCTGAACTAATTCCGTTTAGTGATGAAACAAAAGAAGACACCACGCTTGGAACTGGACTTATAGAATTAGCATTACCACCTTCGTTGCCATACGCTGTAAGCGTTTTATTGTTTCCACTTGAATCGTTTAAGTCTGATTCTAACTTCCACCAACCTAATAAAGATGATGCTTGAGGTATACTTGAAGCTAAAGGCGTTCCGTTATTATATAGCTGAGCTATTTCACCAACACCTTGATCACCTATAGATAAACCGTCACCACCAGTTAAAGTAGAGTTCCAAACTTGAACATTAGAAACCGCTCCTTGAAGTCCACCATATATACTATTTGCAT